AACATGGGATTATTTGATATTTTCAAAAAGAAGGGCATCAATCCTTATCCGACCAGTGCAGTACAAATGGTCGGCATCAATAGCTCTGTAATACAAGATTATACTGGAATAGAGTACGTTAACCAAGGTTATCTTGGTAATGCAGACGTTTATTCTATTGTGAGCTTTTTAGCGCGTAAGAGTGCGTCAATACCTTGGTATGTTTATAAATTAAACCCAGGTGAGAAGGCTCGCACAAACTTAATGCGTTACAAACAACTTGTAAAAGGTGTACAACATAGAGGTGCATACGAGCAAGCGGTGATTGCGCGTAAAAACGCATATAGCGAGAATATTGTGATGGGAACACCACTTGCAAGACTTCTTGAGCAACCTAACTCTTATCAGTCGCAAGATCAGTTCTTTGAGAATCTTTTTGGATATAGATATTTAAGTGGCGAGGGTAATATTTACGGCAACGACGGTAAAGTCGGTGGAATGTTTACGGAGTTAAATATTTTACCAACGCAATTTCTAGAGATTTATCCAGATCCGAATGATGTGTATGCAATTGCTGGATATAAATTGCAAATTGGTGCTGGTGTTGATTTACCTAAAGAGCAAGTGATGATGTGGCGTAGTTGGAATCCAGACTTCGATGCAACACGCAGAACACATTTACGTGGACTCTCTCCACTTCGTGCAGCGTATAAGACACTTCGCATGAGTAACAATGCTGCTGATGCAAGTGCAACAATGACTGGCAATGGTGGAGCGAAAGGAGCAATTACTCCAAAGCCGCTTGGTAGCATCGTGCCATCATTTACAATTGAACAAGCAAATGACATTAAAAGAGCCGTTAATGAGAATCTTAACGGAATAGATAATAAGGGAAGAGTTGCAGTCCTACAAACACCATGGGATTATTTAAACTTTGGTTTGTCTAGCGTTGACATGGAGCTAGTAAATACACTTCGTATGTCAATGCATCAATGGTGTAGAGTATTTGGCCTTCCCGCCGTTTTGTTTGATGTTGATACATCAAGCTACAACAACTATCAAAACGCAATGCGTGATCTCATTACCAACACAATTATTCCAATGTGTTGTCAACTCCGTGATGAGTTAAATAAATTCCTCGTGCCTAGATACGGTGAAGATTATTTTATTGACTTCGACATTACGGCACTTCCCGAAATGCAGCAAGACATGGAGCGTATGGTTCGTTCACTTCGTGATGCTAACTGGTTGACAATGGATGAGAAACGCGTAGCAATGAATTATCAAGAGAGAGAAGGGGCATTTGAGTATGCTTATATCAATAGCGGCTTAATCCCTATTGAGCAAGCAGTGATGGACTTAACAATACCACCAAGCGAAGAAGAAGATGACATGGGATCTGACATGGATAACATTGCAAACTACAGACGAGGAGATTCATCAACAAACGATGATGAAATATCCCAAGCTGAAGAGCGAGCAGCAATGCGCAGTAGAGAAGAGGATGATGATGTCATTGAGGATAGCATATAAACAAAAGTGCATCGATGAACGCGAAGCAAAGAAGCGAATATTGGGTGAAGTTTGAAAGGATGCGTAGGCAGCTCGATGCAAAATATAGTTCTTTATTTCAGAAGGGAATTAGCAAAGACCTAGAGAAAGTAGCTAGTGATGTGAGGCTTTATGGTACGGGTGCTGCTCAAACACTGATGGGTGCTTATGCTTGGAATGATGAGATGATGAAAATAATGATGCAGCTTTATAGAGAAGCGGCGGTTATGTTCGGAAACGCATCATTTAGAGCAGTAAGAAACATGAGTCAAAAAGCAGCCAATCCATTTGGCTTGAATGATGACTTCATTACTACCATCATGCAATTTTTGGCGCAGTATGGTTTTATGCTTGTAGCAGACATAACGCAAACAACAAAAAAGCAATTACTAGCGATCATTAACAAAGGAGTTGCAGAGGGACTTGGTATAGATGAGATTAGTAGGCAGATTGTACAAAGTGATGAGCTAGGATATGCAATGATGAGGGCAAGAAGAATAGCAAGAACGGAGGTGATGCGTGCAAGTAACTATGCAGCAATGGAAGGCGCAAAATTGCATAACTTTGAAGTGGATAAGGTTTGGATAGCTAGTAGAGATATAAGAACTCGTAGGATTCCAAGAAACTCTTACGATCATTTTAACATGGATGGTGCAACAGTTCCTTTTAATGAGCCGTTCACATCCACTGGTAAAAAAGGTGATACAGTTCTAGCTGCACAACCTGGTGATCCAAATGCTCCAGCAGGCTTCACAATCAATTGTCGATGTACGGTTGGTTTTGTGCCGAGAAGAGATGAGAACGGAAGATTAATAATGAAAAGATAAAATATGCCAATATACGCTTGTTCTAACGGCAAATATAGAATAGGAGACGGAGAATGTATGTACACTTCCCGCGATAGTGCGGAGCGTGCTTATGCAGCTTATTTGGCGCAAGAGGGAGAGAAAAGTTTGGAGTTAAAAGAAGAGACTTATAACGACTATCCAGAAGCAGCTACTAACAATGCTAAAAGAGCATTAAAGTGGAAAGAGGAGAATAGCAGTGATTGTGGTACACCAGTAGGTTGGACAAGAGCAAATCAACTAGCAAATCGTGAGAAAATATCTCGTGATACAATTGCTAGAATGGCATCATTCAAAAGACATCAACAAAACAAAGATGTGCCTTATTCAGAGGGTTGCGGTGGGTTGATGTGGGACGCTTGGGGAGGTGATGCGGGCATTAATTGGGCAATTCGTAAATTAGAGCAAATAGACAATAGAAAAAGCATGATATACAATTACAAATCATTTAACCTAGAGGTTAAAGATGTTGATACAAAACAAGGAGTAGTAAGTGGATATTTTTCCGCATTTGGTAACGTAGATAGCGATGGCGATATAATGATGCCAGGCGCATTTAAAAGATCGATTCAAGATTGGGGACCAGAAGGGAAAGGAAGAATTAAGCATCTACTTAACCATGACCCATCTAAGCCACTTGGTAAAATACAAGTGCTTAAAGAAGATGAGTATGGACTTTATTACGAAAGTAAAGTTGGTAAACACAATCTTGGTCAAGATTATATAAAGATGATTGAGAGTGGGCTTATTGCTGAACACTCAATCGGCTTTAAAACACTTAGAGAGCAAAAAAGTGGAGATGCTAATCAAATACATGAGGTAATGCTTTTTGAAGGTTCAAGCCTTACTGCATGGGGAGCAAATGAAGCGACTCCATTATTAGGCATGAAGAATATGAATAACATTGAACAAATACAAGATCAAATCAAATCTTTTGAGAAATTTATCCGCAATAGTGATGTAACGGATGAGACAATAGATTTGTGTATGTTAAAAGTGAAACAACTCGCAGAACTGATTGAACGTATGAGTAGCACAAAGGCAGTTGATGAGACACCTTTGCAGCAAAAAGAAGAAGAGGTTCCAGTTGAGTCTTTAATAAATATTATAAACAAATTTTAATTTAACAAAATGAGCGACATTAAAACATTCGAAGCTGCTCTTGAGGCTAAAATGGCCGAGCAGAAAGCTGAAGTTGCTGCTGCTACTGAGAAAGCTGCTAAGGCTTTCGAAAGCAAAGTTGAGGCTATCAACGAGCAACTTGCTAAGAACAACAAAAGTGTAGCTGAAGCAAGAGAAGAAGTTCTTGCTGCTAAAGCTGCTTTTGGTAAAATTGGTGCTACTGAAAACAAAAAAGTTGCACAATCTTACAATGAACACATCAATGAGATCAAATCTGCAATTGGTGAAGCTATCGTAAAAGGTTACGATTCAATCAAAGAAGCAGTTAGATCAAATGGTAAAGGTTTCAATTTTGAACTTGACCTTAAAGCAGTTGGTGTTATGACAGAAGCGGTTAACTTGACTGGTAACCCTTATGTTTCTTACATCAATTCTCCAGCACTTCGTGCTTTCGTTAACCCACACTTGAGAAGTGTATTTAACATCATCCCAGTATCAACTGGTTCAGTTTCTTTCCCTCGTGGAAATACTCCAGTTGGTGAAGGTTCTTTCGGTAAGCAAACTGAAGGTTCTGCTAAAGCACAATTGGATTACGATGTAACAGTTGTAAATAAAGTGTTGCAATTCATCGCTGGTTATGTAAAGGTGTCTCGCCAAATGGTTGACGATCTTCCTTTCTTGAATAGCTATTTGCAGCAATCTTTGATTGAAGATTTCCAAAGAGCAGAAGATACATATTACTTGAATGACCTCGCTTCTAGCGCAACTGCTGGTTCATCTAGTGGTGCTAACACTGCCGAGAAATTCGTAGATTATGTTGCACAACTCGGTGCTGCTAACTGGCAAGCAAACCTTATCCTTACCACATTTGCTGGTTGGGCTAATGTTTTGAAAACCGTTCCTTCTGGTGGTTCTTACTCTGTACCTGGTGGTATCACAATTGACAACCAAGGTAATATCAGAATGATGGGTATTCCAGTTATTCCTCATAGCTTGGTTACGAGCGGTAAGGCATATGTCATGGACAGTACGAAGTTCTCAATTGCTCAACAGAGCGGACTTGCAGTTCGTTCAACTGAATTCGATCAAGATGATTTCATCAAGAACTTGATCACTTTCCGTTGCGAAGCTCGTTGCGATTTGATGCAATTCCAACCTTCAGCTTGTATCTACGGAAACATCTAAGGTTTATTTATCTTAAATATTGGGAGTCCCGTAAGACTCCCTTTTTTTTACTATGCCTTATTCTTACAACTATTTTAAAGATGATTTTAGAGATCATCTTATTAAAAACTTCTCATCTGACATTAAGATATTAGATGTTGGACCAGGTTCGGGTAGCTATTACGATTTGCTTTGCAAAGATTTTACAAATATTGATGCGGTTGAGGTTTACGATCCTTACATTGATCAATTTAAGTTACGAGATAAATATAAAATTGTTTACGTTCAAGATATACTAGAATTTAATTATAACTCTTATAACTATTTAATACTTGGTGATGTGCTAGAGCATTTGAGCATATACGATGCACAAAACTTGCTTGCAGATTTAACATTTAAAAATATATATTGCATGGTTGCAGTTCCATATCAAATGGAGCAAGAAGCGGTAGGAGGTAATATTTACGAGATACATCAACAAGCTGACTTAACAATATTTAACTTTACTGATCGTTACCCATTAATGAAACCATTTAAGATGAATGGTTATTATGGATTATACTTAAATTATAATTTTTTATGAATATAGTTTGCTCAATACATCTTTATCCTCCGCAACATAATTGTGGCGCAGAATGGATGTTACACCACATTAATAAAGATTTGATAAGCAAAGGACATAATGTAAGAGTGCTTTTACATCAAGCCAATCATTATAAGATTAAAAATAATTATGTGTTTGATGGTGTGGATGTTTTTCCGCCAAATGAAAGCGTAGTTGATAATTTAATGAGATGGGGAGATGCAATTTTTACGCATTTAG